ATACCTGTACCTACTGCTGCTTGACCGGGATTTAAAGTTGTGTCTGTTGTGTTAGCATCTTGCATTGGTCCTTTAGTAAAATCTACATCTGTTAATGTCCAAGCAGTATGACCGGTACGAGATAGTTTTTCTACTTCATGTTCTGGATGTGTAATGTACATTACGTCTGCCGATTGTGCGAACTTAATATCAAATAGTTGTGCAGTAGTATAAGGTGTTGCTAGTTCAAAAACTTTATTAGATACACCGCCAGAAGTATAAGTGGTAAATGATGAACTGTCTATATCAACTCCATCTTTATCTTGTAGTTCAAATGTATTGGTAGTTTTGTCTGCAACTAAAAATCTTTTACCATTAACTTCTGTCATGCCACCAACACTACTAATAACTACTTCATCACCATTTGAATATCCATGTGAGTTAGCAGTTACTACAGCAGGATTAGCTTTTGTAATTGCAGTTATAGTTTTGTCTCCTTCTAATACAGCACCACTATCTTTGTATACTCTCATTTTTAAATTAGAGAACTCCAACATATAAGTTTGTGTTGTAGAAAATTCAAAAGGTATTAATCTTGTTTTATTTGCACTATTAGCAACTTCTGCAATAAATGTAGAGCCGGGTCTACGAGCTGCTGATCCATGTGGGTATACAACTAAATTTTCTAAAGTTGAACAGCCAGAACTATATTTAGTTAAATCTGTTCTGCCATCTAATCTTGGCGATAGTTCGCCACCTGTAAAGTTTGTTAATTCAACTGCAACTCTAGCCATGGTCTAAAACCTTGAGTTAATAAATGTACCTGCGTCTATAATATCTGACATACCTAAATCTTGTTCAACATTTTGACCTTCAGTTGAATCTATAAATCTAGCATCTTTTAATTTATCTTGAAACAAATTATACATATTTGTTGCTGTGGTATTATTTGAAGTAACTGCAAAAGCAATGTCTGCACCTAAAGCAGCAGATAAAGTTTCTCTTAATGATTCATCATATTCATTAGGATCTGTAACTCTACTAACATATAATATTTTCATACTAGATGCGTTGCTTAATATTTTTCTACCTTCTACTTTGTAGTTTGAATCAAAATCTAATATACGAAGTAATCTTAAACAATCTGCCGGTAAAGTATAAGCAAAACTAAAACCCCATGCAGGAGCTGTAGTATCTACTGCTATTTCTACTCTTTTCTGTAAGCAGTTCCAAGGGTGTGATCTAAATACACTATCTCTTACTTGAGTGTATCTTGAATTACAAAGTCTTGCGTTTTTTGAATCTTCTGTAAGTGATAAAATAGTTGTTGCACCTAATTGATTTAATGCTCCATTACAAATGTCTACTGTTGATGCCATATCACTTCCTTATAATATACTTGCGTCTTATTTGTCTATCTTTTTCTAACGCAAATATTTCTTCTTCTGTTCTCTCTTGTTTGGTATCAAAACCATAATGATATTTAGTATCATGTTTAAATCTATCTACCAACACATACCTATACACATAATTATCTTTTTTAAAATGTAATACAGGTTTTAAATCTTGTATTTTCTTCATGCACTCTAGGCGGCTTCCACTCTCGCTTTCACCGCCTAAAATTTTATTTATTAGTCTAGAACGTAAGTCATTTGTACTGATATAAAACCAGTAGCATCTGCTCCTGCAGTAGTTGCAGTAACCACTAAACCATCCGGTGCATCTACAACTGAGTTTTCACCCAATGCTGTCGTAGTTGCAATGTTAAAAGATGTAAGTGATGTTGAAGCAGCCGCAGCTTTGTATTCATCCACATCTGCTGCCACAGTAGTTCCTGCTGCATTAACGTATGCTGCATGACCTATTGACAAAGTTGTGCTTGAACCCAAATTTGCATGATTTACTCTTCCACCTATGATTCTAGCACCATCTGGTAGCTTGAACATATTGATAGTTTCTTGAGCTGCTGACGCAGTAAAATCTGCGTAAGCTACTCTAACTCTACCATGTAGTTCTGTCGTGCTTATCTTAACAGAAGGTGTATCTACAGTTTTTGCGTATTGTACTGAATTAGCCATATATATATCCTCCTATTATGCTTCTTGACATACTATACCAAGAACTTTTGCTTGTTCCATTCTAGTAGCACCAATGCTCATGCAGTAGTAAACTTGAGTAGCATACGATTTGTCTGCTCTTTCGTCTATTCTAGCATTTACATCTTTACCAATTCCTAGAGTGATACCATCTTGTGCAAAAGCAATACAAGTTCTATCGTTACCTGTTTTGCTAAGTCTATTTGATACAGTAAAGTTAAAACCAAGGAACGAGTTTACTTCGCCATTTGCCAATGCTTTTACAGTATTGAAATCAGATGAAGTTACTTCAGTTGTTCCTAAAAGGTTTGTTATTTGCTCTGGTCCTACAACAATGTGTCTAGGGATAGAGGGATCAACACTTGCTAAATCAAACTTCTGTTTTGCAGTTCTTAATTTTGCGATTGTTAAACCAGTACCACCCGCAGCGATTGCTGTTTGAGCAGATTCACTTGTTGCACCTGTTTCACCAGTAAAGGCAGTTCCAGTTGCAGCAGCGATAATAACATCATCCATTGCTCTTCCCATTGCGAAAGCAGCGGCTTGTGCGTAAGATGATGTAGGGTCAATTAAAAGACGTACTTTGTCTTGTTGATCAATAAGATCAGCATACTCGTAGTCCGCAAGAGATACTCTTCTTCTTGAGTGAGGTGTATCTATTTGTGGAGTATCAGAGTGTCTGCTAGTTTTTAACTGAGCAGTTACCGA